TGCATCGCGTCACCGTCGAGCGCACCGACAAGACGGTCCTGATCGTCCGGGTCGTCGGCGACCCGAATGAACCCATTCGGTTCCTGCTCCGCTCCGACGCCCATCACGATTCGGTCCACACCGATCGCGACCTCGAACGGAAGCATCTCCGCGAGGCGTGCGAGAGCGGCGCCTACATCCTCGACTTCGGCGACCTGTTCGACGCGATGCAAGGCCGCTTCGATCCGAGACGCGGACCCGACCGCGCCGACCTCCGACCCGAGTATTGGGAAGGCCACTACCTCGACCGGCTCGTCGATGTCGCAAGCGACCTGTACGAGCCGTTCGCCGACCGGTGGCTCCTCATGTCGCCAGGCAACCACGAGACCGGCGTGGCGAAGCGGCAAGAGGTGGACCTCACCGACCGGCTCGTCCGTGACCTGCGGAAGCGGCGGCCCGAGTCGATGCTCGAACGCGGCTCGTATGCCGGCTGGATCATCATCCGATTTTGCGATAGCCGACGCGACTCCCGATCGAGTCACATGGGATCGCTCCGGCTCTACTACCACCACGGCTACGGCGGCGGCGGTCCCGTCACGCGCGGCGTGATACAGACCGCGCGCATGGGCCTCTACCTGCCCGATGCCGATCTCGTCGTCAGCGGTCACACCCATGACCACTGGACGATGCCGATCGCTCGCGCCCGAGTCAGCGACCAAGGCAAGGTCCGCGAGGACCGCCAGATGCATGTCCGGCTCGCCGGCTACAAGGGCGAGTTCCTCGACGGCGAGGGCTGGGCGATCGAGCGCGGCATGCCGCCGAAGCCGCGTGGCGGCGCATGGCTCACGGTCAGCGTGAAGCAGAGCGGGTCGAAGAACATCCGCAAGATCGAGTACCGGATCGACGAAGCCGCGTGAGGTAGGATGACGCCCTATGGCGATCCGTTACTTCAAGTGCCATACGCTGCCGTTCCCGTCGTACGACTTCACGGTCGCAAGCAAGGCTACGGATCAGGTCAACTTGACCTGGTCGAACGGGCCGCCAGGCGCGAGCGAACCGTCGACGACCGAACTTGGATACACCTACGCGACTGCAAGCAGCACCGAGAATGTCGCGTCGCTGTCCGGAACCGGTCGCACATCCGCGAGCCTCTATGTGCCGGGCCAGTCGGGCAACTCCGTATCGCTCCGCATCCGCCGCATCAACGGCACGGGTGCCGGCGAATGGACGCCACCCGTCGTCGATACCTTCGGATGAATCATGGGTGAATGGCTGCCGATCGGATTCCAGGTCGTTTCCACGCTCTTCACGATCGGCGGCGTCGTCGTCGCCGTATCGACACGCATGGCGAAACTCGAGGGCCGCATCGACTCGCTCGCGATCGAGATCCGCAAGGACCGCGAACTCGTCGAGCATCGCATCCGGCAACTCGAGATCGGGCTCGGACAGGTACGATCGGAACTCACGCGGCTCTCGTTCAGCGTCGGCTCGATGAAGGGCCGCGACCATCCACACCATCAGGAGACGGACCATGAATAAGTCTTGGCGAACCAGCACCCTCGGCGTCGTCGCGATCCTCACCGCGGTCCTCGGCTGCATCAAGGCGATCCTTGACAGCGATCCCGTCACCGAGCCGGACATCACCTCGCTCGTCGCCGCGGTCTCCGCCGGCATCGGCCTCCTGTTCGCCAAGGACGCGAAGGTGACTGGCCTGCCGGCCAAGCCGGAGGCGACCGAGTGACATGGCGGAACTCCTCGCGCTGCTCGTCCCGGTCGTCGTCGGGATCATCGTTCAGATCCTCGACCGGCCGGCTCGTCCGGTTGAAGTGGCTGGCGGCGTCGGTCATCGTGACCGCATCCGCCGTGCTCTCGATCGGCTGCGAGACGCCGCCGGCCGTGGTTCCATCGGGTGAGCCGATGCTCATCGTCGAGGGCTGCGGCAAGGTCCGGCTTACCGCGATGAAGCCGGACGGCACCTGGGCCGACCTCGGATGGCGTGACGCCGCAAGCCTGCACGGCTACACCGTCGTCGCCTACGACTGGCAACTCGACCCGTGAACCCGACGCTCCGACGCATACCGGCGACGTTCGCGGAGGACGAGACGGTCCAGTCCGCGGACGGCCTCGCGATCATGACCGAAGGCGGTCGCGCGTTCCCGTTCTCGTTCACCGGACTCTCGTTCGACTTCGGCACCGTGACCTCGCCGTTCCTGAATGTCGGCATCGACGCCGGCTCGATCACCGCGCCGAGTCGGTTCCCGATCGACTTCGGTACGATCTAGGCCATGCCGATCCAGTTCCGACGCGGGACAGACGCTCAACGCACGGCGGTCACGCCGGCTGCCGGTGAACCGATCTGGGTGACGGACACAACGAAACTCTATGTCGGTGACGGCACGACCGCAGGCGGGATTGAGATCGCCGGCGGTGGCGGCGGCGGAGCGCCGACGAACGCGTCCTATGTCGTCCTCGGGACGAACGCGAGCCTTTCGGCCGAGCGTGCCCTGGTCATCTCGACCGGCCTCTCATCGACCGATGCCGGCGCGAACGGCAACCTCACCATCGCGCTCGCGACGCACGCGGCATCGTTCATCGGCAGCGGCACCGTTGCGCTCGCTCGCGGCGGACTGGCTGCCGACATCTCGACGACTGGCGGTGCCGGGTTCGTGCTCAAGCAGACGTCGGCCGGAGCCGCGGTCACGGTCGCGGCCATCGCGGCGACCGACCTGCCGACCCACAACCACGTCGCGTCGAACATCACGAGCGGCACCCTAGCGCTTGCGATCGGCGGTCTTGCCGCGGACATCTCGACGACCGGCGGATCGAGGCACTTCCTGAAGCAGACCTCGGCCGGATCGGCGGTGAGCGTCTCGGCGCTTGCCGCGACCGAACTCGGCACGAGCGGCTCGCCAGGCACGGACACTTTCCTTCGCGGCGACCTGACCTGGCAGACGCTCTCTGGCGGCGGCGGTGGCGGAGCGCCTACCGACGCGTCGTACCTGGTCATCGCGACGAACACGAACCTCTCGCAAGAGCGAGCGATCGTCATCGGGACCGGCCTGTCATCGACGGACGGCGGCGCGAACGGGAACCTGACGATCGCGCTCGCATCCCATACGCACGCAGCCGGCGACATCCAGAGCGGCACGCTCGCGCTCGCACGCGGCGGCCTCGCGGCAGACCTGTCCGCGACCGGCGGTACGGCCCAGTTCCTCAAGCAGTCAACGGCCGGCGGCGCGATCACGGTCGGCACGATCGCCGCTACGGAGGTAGGCACGAGCGGCACGCCGTCGACCTCGACGTTCCTCCGCGGTGACATGACCTGGAGCACGACCGGCGGAAGTGGCGGCGGCACGAAGTCCTACGGTTACTTCACGCCGCTCGACAACGTGCCGCAGACGAGCGGCTTCGCGACGCTCGACACCAGGACGGCCGGCGTCCCGGTCCTCGACTTCGACCCGACCGCGGTCGAGGCCGCGACATTCACCGGCCTGCTTCCAGAGGCAGCGGTCACCACGAACGGACTCAAGATCCGCATCGCGTGGACGGCCGACACCGTGACGAACACCGACGCCGTGGTCTGGGGCATCCAGTTCCAGCGGGTCGATACCTCGACCGACCTCGACACCGACGCGTTCTCAAACGTGTTCACCGCGAGCGCCGCGGCAAGCGGAACGGCCGGCGTTCCGGTCATTAGCGAACTGACGCTCACCGGTACGGCGCTCCTCGACTCGATCGTCGCCGGCGACTTCTACCGCGTGCGGATCTCGCGTGACGGGACGCATACTTCCGACGCGCTCACGGCCGACGCCTGCCTCGTGGCCTGCGAGATCAGGGACGCGACGTAATGGCGTACGACTTCGACGGGACCGACGACTACATCGAGACGGCGACGGCTGTCGTTACGGCCGCTCCGCTCTCGATGGCGTGCTGGTTCAACTCTGACAGCATCACGGCTCAACAGGCGTTGATGTCGATTCACAACGGCACGGAAAACCAGATGTTCAATCTTCAGGCGATGGGCAGCATTGCCGGAGATCCGATTCGTGCCCAGACAGTAGCCGGTGGTTCGGCCGTGAACGCTGATAGCGCGACGGGCTACTCATTGACCACGTGGACGCATGCCGCTGCTCGATTCGCGTCGGCAACTGACCGAAGGGCCTACATCAACGGTGTCGGAGGCACAGCCAATACCACGTCAAGAACGCCGTCAGGAGTCAATACGACCGCACTTGGATACGTGTATGCGGCCGGAGTTCGGGCGAGATTCCTAAATGGGCGACTGGCCGAGGCTGCGATCTGGAACACAGATCTGACCGACGACGAGTTCGCGGCCCTTGCCGACGGATACCGGCCGACGCTGATACGGCCGAACAAGTTGGTCTTCTACGCTCCGCTCATCCGCGAGGCCCTTGAATATCGCGGCGGCCTTTCCCTGACCGTAAGTGCGCCGGTGGTGGCAGTTCACACGAGGAGGATCGGTTGAGCCTGTTTGCACGCATCATCAGCGAACGCGTCTCCGAGATCATCGATCTTGATCCGGCCCTCCACGCCTCGTGGGTCGCGTCCGGCAACCCGAAGGCCAATGCATACCTCCCGCTCATCGAGACGCCGCAGCCGGCCTACGACCCGCTGACGCAGGCGCTCGTCGAGGCGTTCGACGTCGGGCTCGCGAATGTCGTCCGGCTCTGGTCGATCCGGCCGCTCACGCCGGACGAGTTGCGGAAGGTCTGGACGACGCTCGACTTCCTCGGCCGGTTCACCGATGCCGAGATGAACTCGATCGAGATCGGACGGGAGAACGACGAGATCGTCCGATCGTTCTACCGGGCTGCGATGGCGGCCCAGGAGATCGTCTCGGACGATCCTCGTACGGTCGCCGGCATGAACTACCTCGTCTCGATCGGCATCCTCACGAACGCCAGACGGGACGCCATACTCGGCTAGGATGCCGGGCATGGGAAGCGTCATCTACATGCTGGACCTGCCGTGCTCGATCGAGCCGCGGTTCCTTCAATCACAACTCGGGCAGGACCGCTTCGTGGCGATGGCGCTCGAGGACAAGCACGGCGGCACGTTCGTCGACATCGGAGCCGGCGAGCCGTGGCGAATCTCGAACACGGTCGCGCTCCAGTACGGGCTCGGCTGGACCGGAGTTCTCTGCGACATCGAATGGGCGGCCGAACTTGCGAGTCTGCGCAAGCCGTGCATGGTCTTCAGCGACGCGTTCAACGTGAAATGGCGCGAGGTGTTCGAGACCGTCGCGGTCGACGGCCGCATCGACTTCCTGTCGCTCGACCTCGAACCGCCTGAACTCACCGAGAAGATGCTCGACCAGTTGCCGCTCGACGCGGTGCGGTTCAACGTCGCGTGCATCGAGCACGACGCGTATCGCGACGGCGGTCCTGAGCGACAGCAGCGGATGCGGAAGCGAATGACCGATCTCGGCTATGAGCTGAGCGTATCGATCGAGCATGACGACTGGTGGCTCGATCCCGCCGTGGTCGATGTCGACCGGGTCGAGAAGACCATCACGGACTTCCTCGTCAAGTGGGGCCGCGGTCCGGCATGAACAACGGAAAGCCAATCAGGCTGCATCTCGGCGCGCACGAACGCATCGACGGATGGACGAACGTCAACATCAATCCGGGTCCGAACGTCCATGTCGTCGCCGATGTCTCGGACCTGTCAGTCTTCGCGGACGACTCCGTCGACGAGGTCTACGCGAGTCACGTGTTCGAACACCTGTCCATGAACCGGATCGGCAAGTCCTTGCTTGGCGTCTTGCGGCTGCTGAAGCCGGGCGGCCGGTTCCGAATCGCGGTGCCGGATCTCGACATCCTTACGGGCCTTCTCCGCGAGGATCTCATTACGGTCCGCGGCCGCTGGGAAGTCTGCCGCATGATCTACGGAGGCGACATCGACGAGCATGACCGGCATGGCTGCGGGTTCACGCATGACCTTTTGCGGGAATGCCTGACCGAATGCGGGTTTACCGACGTGCGTCGCGTGGCTTCGTTTGGCCTGCTCAAGGACAACTCGGAAGCGAGGTTCCTCGGCTACCGGATCTCGCTCAACATGGAGGCGACCAAGCCGTGCAAACCGAACGCGTGACGTTCCCTCGGTCGCCGGTCGCAACCGACTACACTTGCTCACGTCTGTAGCAGGATCGCACCATGTCCGATACCGAACCGATGCAGGACGCGAGCGCGATCGAGGTCGCCGTTCGCCAGATCGACCGCGACCGCGGCCATGATCGCCAGACCATGCGCATGCTTGCGCAGGCGGTCCGCAACCAGTGGCCGATCCCGCAGGCCATGCGCGATGCGGCTCCCAAGATCGCGTCCCGGATCGCCGTCGAGGGCAACACCGACCGCGAGAAACTTCGGGCCGTCGAGGTGCTGACCGCGATGCACCGGGACAACATCAACGCACTCGCCATGCTCGACAAGATCGAGCGGCTTGACGGCGGCGAGGCGACCGAGCGGATCGAACTCGCACCGATCCGGATAGGTGTCCGGGATTGACCGTCGCGGCGATCGAACTGCCGCCGCTCTACCGGAAGCAGCACGAGGCGATCTGCGACCCGGCTCGGTTCGTCGTCATCGAGGCCAGCACGAAGAGCGGCAAGACGCTCGGCTGCCTGCTCTGGATGCTTGGCGAGGCATGGAACCGGCCGCGGTCTACCTGCTGGTGGATCGCTCCGACGTTCGAGGTGACGAAGCAGGTCGGCTACGAGCGGCTCCGGTCGATGCTCCGGGACGCCGATCCCGAGAAGCGGATCTGGGAGGAGAACGCGAGCCGGCTTGCGCTGACGCTCGCCAACGGCTCTAGGATCGCGTTCAAGAGCGCGGACAACCCGGACACCCTGTACGGCGAGGATGTCCATTACGCGGTCATTGACGAGGCTACGCGGTGTCCGGAAGAGGCCTGGCACGCGGTACGCTCGACGCTCTCGGCGACGAAAGGCCGGTGCCGGATCATCGGCAACCTCAAGGGCCGGAAGAACTGGTGCTACCGCTTGGCACGGCAGGCCGAGAGCGGGACCGAACCCGACATCGCCTACCACAAGTTGACCGCATCCGATGCCGTGGCCGGCCAAGTGCTCGACGCCGAGGAGGTCGAGGCGGCACGCCGGCAACTGCCCGACCACATCTTCCGCGAACTCTACCTAGTCGAGCCGAGCGACGACGGAGGCAACCCATTCGGGATCGACGCGATCCGGACCTGCATCGCGCCGCTCTCGACCGAGCAGCCGGTGGCCTACGGGATCGACCTGGCGAAGTCGACCGACTGGTCGGTCATCATCGGGATCGACGCCGGCGGCTCGGTCTGCCGGCTTGACCGCTTCCGGCTCGACTGGCAGGCGACGCGTGAACGGATCGCCGCGACCATCGGCAACGTGCCGACCATGATCGACTCGACCGGTGTCGGCGACCCGATCGTCGAGGACTTGCAGCGAGGCCGGTCGAACGTCGAAGGGTTCAAGTTCACGATGGTGAGCCGCCAGCAGTTGCTCGAGGGACTCGCCGCGACGATCCAGCGACGCGAGGTCCGCTTCCCTGACGGATTCATCCGGACCGAGTTGGAAGCGTTCGAATGGGAATCGACGCGTACCGGTGTTCGGTACACTGTCTCGGCAGGCGTTCACGACGATGGAGTCATGGCGCTTGCGCTCGCGCTGCGTCGTATGACCGTGCGTTCTCCGACCTTCCGCTTCAGGGTCATCTAATGCTCGAACGAATCCGCAGTCTGTTCCGGAAGCAGGCCACGCCTACGGCAGACGCGCGGAGCCAGTACTTCAAGGCATCGCTTGGCATGATCTCGGGCGGCTCGGGACTGAGCCAAAGGCCGCTCTACTCAGCGGTCGCCGGCGTCCGCCAGTTCCGTTCGTGGGTCTACGCAGCCGCGAACATCAACGCCTTCGGCGTGTCGAGCGTTCCGCTCCGGCTCTATGTCAGGAACCGTGCAGGCACGCGGCTCTACCGGACCGCCAAGGTCGGGCGAGACAAAAAGTCGTACCTCATGGGCGACACCGGTCGCTCGCCGAGCCGGACGGTACTGACGAAGATGCACGACTTCGGCGCCGACTTCGAGGAAGTCACCGAGTCGCATCCCGTCCTCGACCTGCTCCGCAAGGTGAACCCGTCGATGAACGGGTTCGACCTTGCGGCGACCCGAACGCTCTGGCAGGAGTTGACCGGGAACGCCTACATCCGCGTGATCAGGAACCAACTCGGCGTTCCGGCTCAACTCTGGCCGATGCCGCCGCAGTGGGTCGAGATCATCCCGAGCGAGACGACATTCATCGCCGGCTACAAGTACGGCCGCGAGTCGAATAGCCGCGTAATGTTCAAGCCGGAAGAAGTGCTGCACTTCAAGCGGACGAACCCGGAGGACCTCTACTACGGGCTCGGCAAGGTCGAAGCCGCTTGGGGCGTCATCGACCTGAACACCGCGTTCCACGAGATGGATACCGCGATGGCCGCGAACAAGGCCAGGCCGGACTACCTCGCGACGATCCAGAACACGGACGCGAGCGAGGAGGCGATCGAAGAGTTCGAGCGGATGGTGAACGAGCGGCTCCGCGGTTCCGACAAGGCCGGCAAGTTCATCGCGCTCACCGGCCAGGTCGACCTGAAGCCGATGCAGTTCCCGCCGAAGGATCTCGGCGGTCGCGACGAGATCGTCGAGGAGATCGCAGCCGTGTTCGGCGTGCCGGTCTCGATGCTGAAGGCGAACGATCCGAACCTCGCGAGCGCGACAACCGGGTTCGCCCAGTGGCGAGAGTCGACCATCCTGCCGCTGCTCCGGCTCGATGAGGAAACGCTCAATCAGAAACTGCTTCCGATGTTCGGACTCGAGGACGATGCCGTTCTCGCCTACGACGATCCGGTGCCGGCGAACCGGCAACTTGACCTGACCGAACATCAGACGCTGATACAGGCCGGAGTAATGACGATCAACGAGGTCCGCGAGGCGCGCGGCCTTGAAGCGCTCGACGTGGAAGAGGCAGACGTGCCGATCATCGGCGGCGTTCCCGTGATGGACTTTGGGCTTACGCCGGACGAGGAACCCGAACCGGTTGCTCCGGCTCCCGGTCCTGGCGGGAACGCCGCCGATGCACCGGCCGCGCCGGCTGCGGCGCAGGCCGCGGCGCCGGCTGCGGCACCGCTCAACGGCGCTCAGATTCAGGCGGCCCAAGACATCCTCCTCGCGGTCACGGCCGGATCGCTGGCGACGCAGGCCGCAGAGGCGCTGCTCGTCGCGGTCGGACTCACGCCGGCTCAAGCGACTTCGATGGTCGCGGCCCAGTCGACGATCAGGCCGCAGGACGTCGAGCCGGTTCCGGAGGCTACGGTCGCTGCGGAACCCGGACCGGTAGCGGAGCCTGCGGACGGCACGAAGGCCGTAGCGGAGTCTGCGCCGGCCCGGTACGCGGAGATCGACTTCACGCCAACCAAGGAGATGGCGGCCGAGGCCGCTCGTGGCCTCCGGCTCCGGGCCGAGTTCAACCGCGGCGGAACCGAGGTCGGCGTGGCAAGGGCGACGCAACTCAAGAACCGCGAGGTCTTGTCGCCCGACACCGTTCGCCGGATGAACTCGTACTTCGCACGGCACGCGGTCGACAAGCGACCCGGCTGGGACGACCCGAGCGACCCGTCCGCCGGGTTCATCGCCTGGCTCTTGTGGGGCGGCGACGCCGGTCGCGACTTCGCCGAGCGGACCGTCGAGCGAATGGACAGGGCCGACGACGAGGACGACGACACGAAGCAGGCGGACGACTGCGTGAGCGAGAAGGTCCGAACGCTCATGGCCGAAGGCTATCCGCAAGACCAGGCGGTGGCGATCGCGATCGACTATTGCGAGGGCAAGGCCAAGGGATGCGGCTGCGGCGTCGAGCACAAGGCCGGAACGATCACGCTGCAGAGCGACGCGCTCGCCGGCGACGCCGGCATCCGGATCAAGGCCGGCGGCTACACGCGTGAGGAAGAGCGAATCATCCGGCAACTTGAGCGCGTGCTCGGCAAACTGGGACGCGACCGGATCGGTAAGGTCGTCAAGACGCTGCGGACTTCCGGCCTGTCCGGGCAGGAACTCGTCGACCGTTCCGTCGACGTGCTGGCTCCTGCCGAGTTCAAGGTCGAGATAAAGACCGAGGTGCTGCCGTACATCGAGCGTGCGGTCAAGGCCGGCGGCAAGCGTGGCGACGACGGGATCGAGGACGCGATCGAACGGTTCGGCCGCGGAGAACTCATGCCCAGCGTCGGATTCGAGTTCGTGAACCCGGAGGTCCAGAAGTGGGTGGACAACTCGACGACCCGGCTTGCCGATGAGGTCGGCGACTCGACGACGGTCCGCGTCCGGACTTTGCTCGGCAAGGGACTCGAGGAAGGCAAGACGATCGACGAACTCGCGGCCGATCTCGAGGACAAGGGATTTGACTCGAAGCGCGCTCGCGTCATCGCACGCACCGAGTCGACACGCGGCTACGTGCAGGGACAGGTCGAAGCGTGGAAGCAGAGCGGCGTCGTCACTGGCAAGAAGTGGCTCGTCGCTCCCGACCCGTGTCCGTTCTGCGAGGCGATCGGCTCGGCCGGCGCGACGAAGGGAATGAGCGACACGTTCATCAACGTCGGCGAGTCGCTGACCGCCTCGGACGGTTCTCGCTTCGTCATCGACTTCGAGAACGTCAGCGGTCCGCCGCTGCACCCAAACTGCCGTTGTGACCTGATTCCCGTACTGGAAGGCGAAGAATGAACCGCAAGGATTTCAAGGCCGAAGGCTCGATCGTCGGCGGCAAGTTCAAGGCCGTGATATCGACCGATTCCGTCGATCGTGACGGCGAGGTCATGGTGCCGGCCGGGATGAACGCGAAGGACTACGAGCGGAACCCGGTCCTCCTCTGGAACCACGACCCGTCCCAGCCGATCGGCAAGGCGATATCGCTCAAGCGCGAGGACTCGTCCATCGTCGCCGAGTTCGAGTTGGCGCCGCGGCCTGCCGATTATGTCGGCGACTGGTTCCCGGATTACGTCCGCGGCCTGGTATCCGCCGGCGTGGTCAAGGCGGTGAGCATTGGGTTCATGCCGCTCGACGGCGGCGCGCGTGTCGCGACGAAAGGCGACGTGGACAAGTACGGACCGGAAGTCCGCAAGGTGTTCTCGAAGTGGAAACTGCTCGAGGTCTCCGCGGTCAGCGTGCCGGCCAACCAGGACGCGCTCATCTACGCGGTCTCGAAGGGACTGATCTCGAAGACGGCCGCGGCGAGGTTCGGTCGAGTCGATGTACCGGCGATCGCCGACCGGAAGCATGTCGTCCGCGTGTCGGTGCCGAAGTTCGGTCGCGACGACGCGGCTCGGATCGTTCGCGAGGAGATCGCGAAGGCGGCCGGTCGCATCGTGATATGATCGGAACGCCGGGCCCGGACGAGTGGCGGAAGCCGAATCGGTGGGATGGCGCTCGCGTCCATCACCATCGCACATTCGGAACCACACTCCCATGAAGTTCAAGAAGTTCGAGGAGGTCCAGAAGGATCTCCAGAGCATCGCCGATCAGGTCGGCGAGACTCGCTTCGCGCACGCGAAGATGCTCTATCTCGAAGGCGTCGTCGTCACCGACGCCGAGGGCAACCCGCTCGCGCCCGAGCAACTCAAGTACGAGGTCATGCTCAGTCCGGCCGCGGCCGAGACCGATGCGGCCGATCCCACCGATGAGATGCCGAAGGAAGAGGAGCCGGCTAAGGCTCTCCGCGAAACCGTGAAGTCCGCCATCGCCGCGGAACTGAAGGCAGTCAACACCATGCCGAACATCACCAGCACCGACACCTACAAGATCACCGGCAAGGCCAAGTACCTCGCCACCAACGACGAGGCGTACCGCTTCGGTCGCTTCATCATGGCCGCTCGCGGCCACCGCAAGAGCATCGACTGGTGCTCTGCGAACGGCCTCGTCACCAAGGGCCACCAGGAAAACATCAACAGCGCCGGCGGATTCCTCGTTCCCGAGGAGTTCGAGTCGTCGCTCATCTCGCTCCGCGAGCGCTACGGCGTCTTCCGCCGGAACGCCCGTATCGTGCCGATGAGCACCGACACAAAGCGCATGCCGCGCCGCAAGTCGACGCTCACCGCCTACGCGATCGGCGAGGCTGCCGCCGGCACCGAGTCCGAGCAGGTCTTCGAGCAGGTCAACCTCGTCGCGAAGAAGTTCATGGTCCTGACCACGGCCTCGAACGAGCTGAACGAGGACGCCATCGTCAACCTCGGCGACGACATCGCGAACGAAATCGCGTACGCGTTCTCGCTGAAGGAGGACGAGTGCGGCTTCACCGGGACCGGCACCTCGACCTTCGGCGGCATCATCGGCGTCGCTCAGGCTCTGCTCAATGTCGATGGCACCCGCTCCAACGTGAAAGGCATTCAGGACGCCTCCGGCAACTGGGGAGCGACGACCGTCGCAAACATCAACAGCCTCATGGCGCTCCTTCCGGCCTACGCGGATTCGCCGTCCTGCAAGTTCTATTGCTCGAAGGCGTTCTATCACGGCGTGATGGAGCGTCTTGCTTATGCCGCTGGCGGCGTCACCGCTCGCGACATCAAGGACGGATCGGCCTCTCCGGTGTTCTTCGGATATCCGGTCGAGTTCACCCAGGCCATGCCTCGTACGACCGGTGCCCAGATTTCGCTTCTGTTCGGCGACCTTTCGATGGCCGCGTACTTCGGCGACCGTCGTCAGACCTCGATCGCGTTCTCTGACTCGGCGCTCAACGCGTTCGAGCAGGACGAGATCGCGGTCCGCGGTACCGAGCGGTTCGACATCAACGTCGCCAACGTCGGCGACACGACGGACGCTGGTCCGATCGTTGGTCTTTACACCACGTCCTGA